GCTCGCATGTCGTGGTGGTCCTGAATGGAAGCAGCGACCCGAGGAAGGCAGCGGCGGTGGCGAGACCACGATCATCGTGCGCGGTGGCATTGCATCGGTGAAGAAAGACGATGAGGGCGGCGAGTAGCGGCACGATCGAGATCGAGCTGCCGGTCCCGCACTCTGATCAAATCAAAGCGCTATCCGTCCCCGGACGACACAAGGCGATTCGCTGCGGCAGACGTTGGGGCAAGACACTGCTCGCCGAGACAATGGCCTGCGAGATGGCCATCGCTGGCAAGTTAGTCGGCTGGTTCGCTCCTGAGTACAAGTTCCTATCCGAAGCCTACAGCGACATCGTCGAATACCTGCAACCGCTGATCTATCGCTCATCGCGAATGGATGGCGTGATACGCTTGACGACCGGTGGCCGCATTGACTTCTGGTCTCTCGACAATGAACGCGCCGGTCGGTCACGTCGCTATCACCAGGTCATCGTCGATGAGGCGGCGTTCTGCAAGCCAGGCATGATCGAGATATGGCGCCGATCGATTGAGCCTACGCTGCTCGATTACGTTGGATCAGCGCTCGTTGCCAGTAACACCAACGGGGTTGACCCGGATAACTTCTTCTATCGGATGTGCACCGAGGCGAAGTGGGGCTTTACCGAATACCACGCGCCATCGGTCAACAACCCATATCTGCCGGCAGAGGAAATAGAGGCCCTACGCCAGCGCACACACCCGCTGGTATTCAGGCAGGAATACCTCGCCGAGTTTGTGGACTTTGGTGGCGATGCGTTCTTCACCGAAGCCAGCATGCTGGATGAGAACCACCAGCCGGTCGAATATCCCAAGTACTGCGATGGCGTGTTCGCTGTCATCGACACCGCGATCAAGGACGGAAAAGAGCACGACGGCACGGCTGTCATCTACTTCGCCGCATCGCAGCATCTAGGCTATCCGCTTACCATCCTCGATTACGATGTCCTTCAGATCCAGGGCTCGCTGCTCGAAGCATGGCTGCCTGGCGTGTATCAGCACCTAGAGGAACTGGCACGCCAATGCCGGGCGCGTGGTGGCTCACTGGGCGCTTACATCGAGGACAAGGCGTCTGGCTCCATCCTGCTCCAGCAGGCCCGTAGGCGAGGCTGGAAGGCGCATCCGATCGACAGCAAGCTGACCGATCTAGGCAAGGACGCACGCGCCATCAACGTTAGCGGCTATGTGCACCGCGGCGCGGTCAAGCTGTCACGGACGGCCTATGACCGGGTGCTGATCTACAAGGAAGTCAGTCGCAACCATCTGCTGGGCCAGGTGGTCGGATACCGTGTGGGTATCGACAACGGCATTGGCAGCGACGATCTGCTGGACTGCTTCACATACGGCATTGCCCTGGCGCTTGGGGATGCTAAAGGGTTCTGATGAAAATCAGCGAGATACAGCGTCTAGGGATGACACAGTCGCATGCTAGGCTGTTATCCGTAGTAGCGAACCCGAATATGATTGCCGAGGAATGGTCGAAGGGATTTATTTCGATAGAATCGGCAGTTGCAGCTCTAGGTGAGCACGGAATGACAGAGTTTGATGCCGTGCGTTTCTTGTTTTATTTCCCATCGCATTAGCCCCTGGCTACGCCCAAGGGCTTCTGAGGCAGCGTTTCCTCCCACCTACCCCAAACTCACCCCGGCCCGACGTGTCCATGCATTGGGTCGGGGGATTCTTGGGAGGAAGTCGCCGGCCGCTGGGTCGCTCTCCTCATGGCTTGCGCCTCCTAGGACTTGGAGTTCCCTGCGTAAGTGCTGTCTATGGTTACTCGCTCCTGAGCGACGACATAGGATCTTATCCCACTGTCGCCCACTTGCTTCTTTCGCCAATGCACTACCGGCATCAGGAGAATAGCAGATGTCGGATAGCGTGTCTGTAGCAGGATCGCAGCTCACGGTAAGCGGCACCAGCGTCGGCCCGGCGCTGATGGAGATCCTTACCGCCGACGATATCCTGCCAGGCGCCGAACCAAGCTATCAGCTCTGTAAGCTGATATATCTGTATCATCCACTCGGCGCCAAGATGGCCGAAGCGCCCATCAATCTCGCACAGAGCCAAGCGCGCAAGATCAGCGTGTCGGAAGCGCCTGATCGCGTAGCGGAGGCATTCGAGAAAGAATGGCGCGCGATCAAGGCCGACAAGATTATTGCGAACGTCGTCAAGCAATCGCGCATCTATGGCATTTCTTCTGTCGTGCTTGGGGTCGAGGGCAAGTCCGGCGGCTCACCTTTGCAGCCAGGGACACTCGCCTCGGACTCGATCTTCTTCAATGTCTTGGACCCGTTGAATACAGCCGGTTCATTGGTTCTGGAGCAGGATCCGAACTCTCCACAATACCAAAAGACGACTACGGTCACGACCCAGGGTGAGACATACCACCGCAGCCGCGTCTGCGTCGTGATGCATGAAGAGCCGATCTACATCGCATACACCACGAGTTCGTTCGGGTTCGTCGGCCGATCGGTCTACCAGCGTGCGCTGTTCCCGCTCAAAAGTTTCATCCAGACCATGGTCACGGATGATATGGTAGCCCGAAAGGCCGGCGTTCTTGTTGCCAAGATGCAGTCGCCTGGCAGCATCATCAATCGCGCGATGACCAGCCTGTTCGCGGTCAAGCGTGCGATGCTGCAGGAGGCGCGCACCGACAACGTGTTGTCGATTGGCATTGAGGAAGACATTGCGTCTCTCAACCTGCAAAACATCGATGGCGCGGGTGCGTGGGCGCGCACTGACATCCTAAAGAACATCGCCACCGCCGCCGATATGCCCGCAGTGCTGCTGGAGAACGAGACGCTGACCGAAGGGTTCGGCGAAGGCACTGAAGACGCCAAAATGATTGCGTCTTACATCGAGCGCTTTCGCGAGACGATGGAGCCGGTTTACGAGTTCTTCGACAACATCGTGCAGCACCGCGCATGGAATGCGGACTTCTACACCAGCATTCAGCAGCAATACCCGCAGGAATTCGGCAACGTCAAATACGATGCGGCGTTGCAGAAGTGGCAGAACAATTTCAAGGCCACATGGCCATCTCTGCTGGAAGAGCCAGACAGCGAGAAGGTCAAGGTCGACGACATTCGGCTGAAAGCGGCACTCGCCACGTATCAGCTTCTCTCGATGGAGATGGACCCCGACAACAAGGGAAGGCTCGTTGAGTGGTTGGTCGATGCGGTCAATCAATCTGAATTGCTGTTCAGCTCCACTCTGTCGCTCGATATCGAGGCGCTGGCTGAGCATGTGGCCAGCCAGGAAGAGCAGCAGCAACAGATGATGATGATGGACGCCTCTGGCGGTGAGGGCGGTCCTGGTGGCGCTGCCGGCCCACAAAAGCCGATGGCAGGCATGGGCAAGGCGAAGCTGCCGAACTTCAAGCTGGTAGGTGGCGGCAATAAGTGATCGATCCGCTATGGATCGTCCGCACCGTCGCTGAAGCTGTGCTGCTGCCAGCGCTTATCGGCGTGGCCTTTACCGTCGCCATCTTCCTGTTCGCCCGGAGAGCTAAATACAAATGGAAGTGGCGGAAAGGGTTAGATCCGAGCGACAAGGACTGAACTGGTCAAAGCGCAAGCTCGCGCGTGAGGCTGGCGTAAGTGTCGATCTGGTACAACGTCTTGAGGCCGGGCAGAAGGTCTGGCCCATGAAGCTGATGGCCATCAACGCCGCGCTACTCTACGGCTACGGAACGCGGCACAAGTGACGTTCTTCCAAGTCGTCACTGACGCGATCAACGATATAGCAGAATACGGCTACGAGAGCGAGGAGAGGCTGAACTTCTGGATCGGTGAGATCCACCGCGCCGCGCAGCAGGACATGGTGTCCGAGGACTCGCTGACCCAACAGCTAAAGCGCGCGCTTGGTGCGGCATACGAGCGCCTGATCGAGCAGGGCGGCATCCTACACCGGCATGCTGGCGTCGATCGCTTCACGCTCCAGCGCATTGCGCCGAACCTGCGGGCCGAGCTTGACCGCCGCATCATGGCCAGCGCCAACCTCATCAGGCTCAACCGTGAGCAGGCCATCAACGACACGCTGCGCCGGTTCCAGGGCTGGGCCACGAGCATCCCGATCGGTGGCACAGATCAAGTGGATCGACGCGATGAAAAGGCAAGGATCCGCAAAAGCCTCACCTCGCTGCCGTTTCACGAGCGCCGGGTGATCATCGATCAGGGCCACAAGCTCAGCGCCGCGCTGTCCGAGATCGTGGCTATGGATGCCATGGCGATCGGCGCTGTGTGGCGTTCGCACTGGCGCCAGGCCGGCTACGACTACCGCGAGGACCACAAAGAGCGCGATGGCGTCTTCTACACCATCCGCGAGGGCTGGGGTGCTAAGCGGCGCTTCATGCGCATAGGCGAGCAAGGCGCGTGGGAAGACCACGAGAAGCCCGGCGAGTT